TGCGCGAGCTGCTTCCTGCGCGCCAAAAACCGCCGTCTGAGGCGGACGCGTTGCTCTCTGCGTTGCGGTCTATGCTGCTCGAAAAACAAAGAGCGCATGGATGACCGCCGCTCGCAAAAAGCCCGCCGATGTGGCTCAGATCCTCCGCCGCGCCAAAGAGCGCCGCGAAGCCGCCGTCTTGGCCGCTCAAGCCAACCTCAAGGACCGGGACAACAACCCCGATCGCTGGGGCGAAGCGCCCAAGCCCGATGAGATTGAAACCCTTCACCGCTCCGGCGCTGAGGTGGCCCTTGATCGTCTGGGCCGGGTGAAGTTCGCCCATCGTGGAGACGTGTTCCACCAGCTCGCTTCGCGCGACGCCATCACCCCTCGCCAGCATCAAGCCGTCCGTCGCCTCGAAGCCGACATGGCCGAGCGCTTGGGAGTAGGGGGTCGGGGCGAGCCCATGGACGTGATTGACGGCGGGTCCGCCGGCGGAGCCCAAGGCTTCACCCAACGCCAAGTGGACGCCGGGATCAGGGTTGACGCCATCCTGGCCCTTGTTGGCCCTCCCGCCTGCCGCATCCTCCAGGCCATCCTTGAGCCGCCGCTGGCCACCGGGTGCGCGGTGAAGTGGCGCGACGTAGTGCGGGCCCTCGCTGGCGAGACCACGCCTCACGGCCAAGCCGCCGCCCTCCGCTTCGCCTGCCAATCCTTGGCCGACTGCTATGACGAGATGGACAAGAGGGGGAAGCGGTGAGCCCGATCTTGATGGACGCCGTGACCAAAGCGCGCCGCTCGCCAAACGCCCCTAAGACCAAAGCCCAAGCCCAGCGCCGCCTTGCCCGGTATCAGCGCCTTGCCGATGCAGCCGGGGACAAGCCCACGGGTCGAATCGCGTCCGCTGAAGCCCAGCGCCTCCAAGCTGTTATTGCTGGCGGGAAGTACGGTCGGGGCGGGACGGATGGGCGCGCCGAGCTTGAGCGCCAGCGCATCGCCGAACGCAAGCGCACCGACCGCAATAATGACGGGTGGATCGACGGCCAGAAACCCAAGGGGGCGAAGCCTCGAAAAACCGCCACGAAGCGCCCGGCGGATGATCTTGACCCGTCGAGCCCGAACTATCGCTTCAAAGACACCGGCTACGTCGCGGGTTCGCGCAAAGAGCTTGCCGCCGACATGATCCGGCGATCCGCCAAATCGGGAAACCGCCTGCGCGTCACTGACATTGATTGGAAGTCGCTGGAGCAAAACCCCCGCGAAGCGGCCGCAGTCATCACCAAGAGCAACCTGTTTGGCCAAGTCGATTGGGCCAAGCATCGCGCCGAGGGCATGTCGCCGGAAGCGGGCTTCCTCATTGACCGCGTGTACGCCTCCATCGGCAAGGGCCCGGTCAACGACACCCCGCAGGGCCGCAAGGACTACGCCCTTGGGCTGGAGTCCCTTCGTGATCGGCTTGAGAAGGCCAAGGCCACCGACGAAGTGGTCGCCGTGGTGGACGGCATCCGCGAGGAAATGCGCGGCAAGATGCTCACCGACGCCGACAGCAAGGCCATTGCCGCTGCGGTGGAGCGCCGGCGCGACGCCGCCAACAAGATCGCGCCCCTTCGCGCGGAAATGGACGCCGCCTACAAAGCTATGAGCCGGGCTGAAGGCGACGTCAGCCGGTTCAAGTATGAGGCCAGCAAGCGCGAACGTCGGGGGTGGAAGGCGGACCCCGAGATCACGGCGTCATTGCAGACGGCCCAACAGAGCGCCGACAAGCTGCGGGCTGATTACACGGCGATCCGCGACCGCTTGAACCCCACGATCCAGGCCCTGGAGGAGGAATACCGCTCCGCCAACTGGATGATCATGGCCGTGGAGTCCGTTGCCGTCGCCCGAAGCGCCGACCACCCCACCAAGCGCGCTTGGAATGAGTTGGGCCCGCGCTTTGCGGCGGTGGCCAATTTCCGCTCTCAAAAAGGCTCGGCCGCGTTCCGCGAGCATGTAACCAGCGCCAAGGTTGGCCGGATCAAGGATTGGTCTTGGGCCGATCAGGAGACGATGGCCGCCACCAAGGAGCGAAAGGAAAGCGTCCGCTTTCAGCTTCAGGTGGCGGACACGCATGAGCGGATCGGCGGGCGCCCGGTGGACGTGTCGGGCACCGCAGACCTAAAGAAGCAATTCAACCTGCGCGAGGTGCAGTCTGGGAACTGGGTTTTGCGCGACGTCGCGGCGGCCAAGTTCCACACCGAGCAAACCGCCGGCGCCTTGTCGGATCTTGCCGACGTGATTGGCGCGCCGGACGGGGAGGTGAGCCTTAACGGGCGGATCGCCCTGGCGTTCGGCGCCCGGGGCAAGGGCAATGCTGGCGGAAGTTCTGCGCGGGCGCACTATGAGTCTATTCAGCGCGTCATTAACCTCACGAAGATGAGCGGCGGCGGCTCGCTTGCGCACGAATGGTTCCACGCTCTCGACAACATCGTTATTGAGATGGAAGCGGCGCGCCCGGCCAAGGCGAGCGACTTCGCCACCGAGAACGACGGCCTTCCCGATGGCGAGCTGAAGTCTGCGTTTAAAGCCCTCAACACGGCCATGATGGAGGGCAATGTCCAAGCCAAGCGGCGCTTTGGCTACACGGCCAACGACGTCCGCCTTGCCGTTGCCAACGTGGAGCGCGCCACCTACGGGCTTGGTCTGAAGATCAAGCAGGCCACCACGCCTGAAGACGCCATCGCCGCCGTGGAAGGCGCGTTTCCAGAAAAGAGCCTTAGCCGCCGGGGAATGAAGGCCCGCCGTCAGCAATGGCTTGGCATCGCGGCGGCCCACTTTGGCAAGAAGCCGGATGGGGGAGACATTCGCGTCGCCGCTGGGCCGCTTCGCTCTCGCTTTGCAGTCCAAGCCGAGCGGCTTGATTCGATGACGGCTTCGGCCCGCACCTACTGGGCGCAGCCCAAGGAGATGGCCGCCCGGGCGTTCGAAGCCTATGTCGAAGACCGCTTGGCGGGGCAGGGGCGCCGCAACGACTACCTTAGCGCCAAGGCGGACAATCGCTGGTATGCTTTGGAAGGCGTTGAGCCGTACCCTCAGGGCGAAGAGCGCGAGCGGATCAATCGCGCGTTTGACGAACTGCTCGCCGCCCTTCGCCGGCGCGGCACGCTCCGCAAGGCTCTCTCCCACAGCCCCTCTACCATTACAGAGAAAGCGCTTTTGGCCAGCCGCACTGTGAGGAAAGCGGACAAGCCAGCCAGCGGCAAAGCGCGTGTGAAAATCACGCCGCAAGGGCGCAAAGTCTCTTATGGCCAAGCCGGCAAAGCAAAAGATGGCGGTCCCCGAGTGCGGCCAGGCACATCTAAGGGTGACGCTTATTGCGCACGGTCTGCGGGCCAAATGCGAGCCAACCCAAAGGCTGCTCGGAATCCTAACTCACCGCTTCGCTTGAGCCGCGCCCGGTGGCGGTGCAGCGGCGAAAACAGCGTTAAAAAAACAGGAGAAAACGCTATGAGCCCCATTCTGTTTGAAGCCGTGGCGAAGGCGGCGCGGTCTTTGAACGCACCGAAGAACAAGAAGCAGGCTGAACGTCGGGCCGCCCTGTATGATCGCGCCGCGCAAAGCGGGCGGGGGCCTGTGGCGCGCATCGCCGCAGCCGAAGCCGCTCGCCAACGGTCCTTCGCCGAGACTGGCAAGTATGGGCGGGGCATGACCGAAGGCCGGGCTGGTGAGGAGAAGTACCGCGCAGATCGCGCCTATCGCCAAGACGTTCGCGACAAGGGCCGCAAGCGCCGGAACGACAAAAACAACGACGGTTGGGTGGATGGACAGAAGCCCGCCGGCGCGAAGCCGAGGAAGACCAAAGCGGAAGCCGCAGGGCGCGGGTCGAAGATCGTCGCCGAACGCAAGCCCTCCAACTTCCGCATTGACGAAGGCCAGCGCGATCCCGATGGGCTGACGCCGTCACAGCGCTCTTATTTGGAGCGCCGCAAAGCCAATGCGCAAAAGGCTTACGACGACGCCGTCGCCAGCCGTGGCGGCAACAAGTACGGATTGCCGGATGGCGAAGAACGCTTCCGGCGCGACTTGGAAGACCTTCGTTCAAAGCCGAACAAGGACCGCAACAAGAAATGGGCCGAAGACACGGCGGCTATGCAAACCCAACTGGCCACTCGCAAGCCAGGACAGTCTTGGAAGTCGCAATGGTATAGCCCGGAGCAGCCTATTGCAGGCGTGCAAACGGGCTTTGTCGTGGGGCGCACCCTGAATACGCCGGACAAAGCCGCCTACAGCCGAGGCGCTATGGACGGCGCCGCCGGCAAGCCCCTCAACGTCCAAGGCCTCACTGGAAACGCCAAGTATTCCTATGAGCGCGCATGGGCGACGGCGCGGGCGAAGAACAAGATCCGCAAGGCCATTCGCAAAGCCCTCCGCGCCCTCGCGGCGTAAGCTGTTCCGTCTCATATTCGAGCCATGGAAAACGCTTTTCTCTGGCTCTTAGGCCTTGTATCTCACGCCTTGGTGTTTGGGGTGGGGTTCTGGATTGCAAAAAAGGGTAGGGCGTGAGTGATCTCGACCTTTCTCCGTATCTGCCCGAGCACTTGGAACTTTCCTTCTTCAAGAAGGACGCGGCGTGCGAGGCCTTGCAAGTCGCGATGGAACACGGCCACTCGGTAAGCCAATGGGGCCACGATTGGAAGGTGTTAAGCCAAAGCATTGAGGTTGAGCACAGTACTGCGCGGCGTTACACTTTCGCCCTTCGCAGGGTTATGCGGTATGGGGCCGCGCCCGAGGTGCGGAACCTATGACCGATCGCGACGCCATCCGAGCGGCGATAGATGCGGAGCTGCGCCGGCAGGCCAAAGGCCACGATGTTTATCAGAAGCGCGAACGCTGGTTCCTGTACGCGTCGGACTTGGACCCAGCAGGCTTTCCTCCATACGACATAAGTGAAGCCGTGGGCGCTTCCGATACGTGGGGTGTGGATTTGGACGCCCTAGCCGCCGCCGTTGAAAGCGCAATCCGCAAGCCAGAAGGCGTCAAGTGGTCAATGAATCCCGTTGATGCGATGATGCCCCACCTCAAGAGCATCAGCACACGCACCGGCTTTTCCTTGAACCATGAGGCGCTGGCGCAATGGCGATCATATTGCGAAGGGACTGCGGACATCCTCAGCGAGGCCGTTCGTAAGCGCGCCGCGATGCTTGAAGAGCTTTTGCGCAAGGCAGTCACGGCGGAAATTGGCGAAGGGTGGTCGCTTAGCGATTTGGAGGGGCGAGTGTGCGGTCGCCGAACCCACCGGCCAAACGGCACGACCGAAGAAGTCTACATGCTGGACGGCCTTCCCATTTTGCGGGTGGAATCTTTTGAGCAGGACACCGCAGCGGTCATGGATGCTGGCTTCCGCTACGCCTTTCTCGGGAAAGCGGCAAAGGCTTAGCCCGTCAACCATCCGTTAAGTATTCCAAGCCTATACCCTAAGCCCATAAGGGATCGTGCGTCTGGACGACGGCGCGGCCCAAACCCACCCCAGGACATCGCCATGACCGACGACGAACGCGAAGCGCTGAGCGCCCGCGCGGAGACCGAACGCGCCGCAGCCGACCTTGCCGAACAGATGGGCGATAAGGACACCGCCGCCGCCTGCCGCGCTGTTGCGGAAGACCTTGAAGCCCAGCTCGCCGAAGCTGAGCCCGCCCCAAAGAAGGGCAAAGCCAAAGCCCAAGAGGCGGAAGCCTAACCCCTTATCCCCGCGTACTTTCAACCCCCTATCCTTCGCCACACTGGCAAGGATCGTTCAAATGGCTGGCCGGAAGGCGAAGACAGGCGGCAAGGCGAGGGGAGGGCAGGCGAAAGCCAAGGCCCATTCCCCAGAACACGCCGCCGATCTTGAAGCCCGCCGGCAGAAAAAAGCCGCCGAGCGCGAAGCCAAAAAGGCGCAGTGGTCTCAGGACAAGGCCAAGGCCGAAGCCGAGATCAAGGCCGCAGACCGGCGCAAGGTGAGGCAAGAGGCCGCCGCGAAAGGAAGGCCCACGATTTACACCCGCGAACTGGCGGACGCGATCCTTGAAAGCATTGCCGTCGAAGGCATGACGGCGCGGGAAGCCTGCAAGAAGCATGGCCTCGTGTACGCGACGTTCTCGTCTTGGATCGCTGACAACCGGGACGGCCTCTGCGAGCGCTGGATGCGGATCAAGCGCCTTCGGGTGATTGAGATGGCTGATGAAATCATCTCCATTGCAGACGATGCGAGCCGAGACTTCGTGAAGACGGAAGAAGGCTTTGCCTGGGACCGCGAGCACATCCAGCGCTCCAAGCTCCGGGTGGAAGTCCGGCAATGGACGATGCAGCGCCTCGTTCGCGAGCATTTCGGCGACAAGGTGGCGATCACCGGCGGCGGGCCGGAAGACGCGCCGGTGAAGTTCGCCCCAGACTTGGCCTCGATGAGCGACGATGACCTCAAAGCCCTCGCTCGCCTCCACAGCGCAATGGCTGGCGCAACCTGACGCAGCGGTCCTGATCGACCGGGAGCTATGCAAGCGCTCCCTCATGGCCTTTGTGGAGCGCGCCTGGCACGTCCTAGAGCCCACAACGCCCTATGTGCCTGGATGGCACCTAGAAGCCATCGCTGAGCATCTGGAGGCCATCAGCCGGGGTGAGATCACCCGGATGCTCATCAACGTCCCGCCTGGGACGATGAAGAGCTTGATGGCGTCGGTGTTCTGGCCGGCGTTTGAGTGGGGACCGCTCGGCAGGCCCGCGACGCGCATCGTCGGCGCCAGCTATGAGCAAGACCTCGCCATCCGAGACGCCCGCAAGATGCGGCTCTTGGTGCAAAGCGACTGGTTTCAAGCCCGTTGGCCCATCGCGTTCTCCCGTGACCAAGACGCCAAGACCCGCTTTGAGAACGCCGCGACCGGCTTTCGCGCCGCAAGGCCCATCACATCGCTCACCGGCGATCGCGGCGATCGGCTCATTATCGACGACCCACACTCGGTCAAGACCGCCGAGAGCGACACCGAACGGGCCACCGCCCTTCTGACTTTTCGCGAGGCGGCGCAATCCCGCCTTGTCAGCCCGGCCAAGTCGGCGATCTTGGTCATCATGCAGCGCCTGCACCAAGACGACATCTCAGGATGGATCTTGGAGAACGCGCCCGAGTACGAAAAGCTCATCCTTCCAATGGAGTTTGAGAAGGACCGCAAGTGCGTCACGCGGTTCTTTGAAGACCCCCGCACGGAAGAGGGCGAGCTTCTGTTCCCCGAACGCTTCCCCAGGGAGGTGGTGGAGCGGGACAAGCGGGTGATGGGCGAGTACGCCACCGCAGGCCAGTATCAGCAACGGCCATCCCCCCGCGAAGGGGGCCTGTTCAAGGCCGATCGGATCAAGATCATCGACACTCTGCCGCAAGGCATCAAGTCTTGGGTCCGGGCGTGGGACTTGGCCGGCACGGAAGGGGCGGGGGCTTGGACCGCCGGCGTGCTGATGGGCAAGCACGCGGGCGGCTACGTGATCGCAGACGTGACCCGCTTCCAGAAGTCGCCAGGGGCGGTGCAGACGGAAATCAAAGCGATCGCAGCCCTTGACGGCAAGCGCATCCCGATCCGCATCCCGCAAGACCCGGGCCAAGCGGGGAAGGGGCAGGTGGCGGACTACGCCAAGGCCCTCGACGGCTACATACTCAAGGCCGTCCCCCCGACAGGGGACAAAGAAACCCGCGCCTTGCCCTTCGCGGTGCAGGTCGAAAACGAACGTGTCCAGATGCTGAAGGGCGACTGGAACGACGCCTTTTTGGGCGAGCTGCGGCTCTTCCCCGCCGGTCGATACAAGGACCAAGTGGACGCCGCATCCGACGCCTATGCGGAGCTGGTTTCCGCGCCCGAAACAGTGACTTTGGCCGCCCCTCTGGGCGCCACCCGTTCAAGCAGCTTCATTGGTCAAGCAGGATAGAGCCATGCCGAAGGGAATGATCCGAGGCGGGTCCAAGCGCCTGTCAATCAAGGCGCGCCGCGCCTCTAAGCTCGCCGGTCAACTGGCCGAGGCGTATCGTCAGTTTGACATGCCGGAAAACCACACGCTCTGGAACACCGTGGCCGATCGGTACGGGGAGGCGGCGGACGGCCTGCAAGCCCGCCGCCGGGGCGCCCGCATGGACGGCGGCATGAAGCGAAAAGGGATATACAAGATGCAAAGCCCCATTCTCAAGGCGGCCTACGCCGCTGCGTCTGATGTGGAATTTGAAAAGGCTTGGGGTAAGCCACCAAAGCCAAAGGTTTTGCGCAACAGCGTGGGCCAGCCCAAGCCTAAAGGGGTGAAAGCCTTTCGCATGGGGAACATCCGCATCCTCGTGGGCCGTGGCAAGGATGGCCAGACCCGCATCAACTGGGGCCGTGTGGCCAAGGCCCGTGCTCGCCTTCTCGCCGCCATCGGCTGATCGGATCACCCATGGCTGAGTTCTCCCCCAGATCGCTCATGACCACCCTGGGCGATACAGGCCTGCGCGCCTATGGGGGGTTCATCACGGAAGAGTACCTTGCGGAGCTGACCGGCTCCAAGGGGCTCAAGACCTTCCGTCGCATGGCGACGAACGACCCCACAGCCGCGGCCATGATCGGCGCGTGCAAGCAGATGGTCCAAGGCGTGGAATGGACCGTCACGGCGGCGAAGGATTCCGGCGACGAAGGCCAACAGGCCAAGCTCTTCGTGGAGGAGCTTCTGGAGGACATGGACACGCCCCTAACCGATGTGGTCTCCGAAGCCGTGACGATGTTTGAGTATGGCTTCGCCCCTTGCGAGGTCACGCACAAGCAGCGCAACGGGAAGGGGAGCAAGTTCACCGACGGCCGCTTCGGCATCAAGGAAATCTCCCTGCGGGCCCAGACAAGCCTGATCCGGTGGGAGATGGACCGGGAGACGGGCGCCGTCCTCGGGATGCACCAGCAAACGACGTGGAAGGGGCAGCAATACATCCCGCGGGAGAAGATCGCCCTGTTCCGCACCACGGCGAACAAGGGCAACCCTGAGGGTATCAGCATCCTCAGAGCTGCGTATCGCCCTTGGTACTTCAAGACCAAGATCGAAGAGATCGAAGCGGTCGGCATCGAGCGCAACAACGCGGGCCTTCCGCTTATCAAAATCCCCGGGCGATACCTTGACCCATCGGCGGACCCGCAGGAAAAAGCCTTTGCGACGGCCATGGCCGCGTTGGGTTCTCGCATCCGCAAGGATCAGCAGGACGCCATCGTCGTGGCCTCGGATCGCGATGCGAACAACGTCCCGCTATTGGAAGTCTCCCTCCTCACCACGGGGGGAAAGACGTTCTCAGCGACCGAAGTGATCCAGCGCTATGATCGGGCCATGGCTCGCTCCATCCTCGCGGACTTCATCTTTTTGGGTGAAGGAAGCGCCGGGTCTTTTGCGTTGTCATCAGACAAGACCGCGCTCTTTGCCCAGGTGGTGGGCCACTACCTCAAGCGGATCGCGGACACCCTCAACCGGGATGTGCTTGACGTCCTGTGGAGATTCAACGGGCTGGACCCAAAGCTCCGGCCAAGCCTCTCGCCTGGCGACCTTGAGAACCGCAACATCACCGAGATCGTCGGGTCGCTGGTGCAGATGGGGGCCGCTGGGGCGACGGTGTTCCCAGACCGCGAACTGGAAAACCATCTCCGCAAAATGCTTGGTGTCCCGCTCGCCCCTGAAGAGGGCATGGGCGCGGACCTTGGCGATCAAGGTGCGCCGGGGATGGGAGAAGAAGACTGGCAACTTCCCCCAGGTAGGGGCTGACGAAAGGACACGACCATGCGCAGTGAAATCTTGAAGCGCGCCGTGGAAGCCGCGCACAAAGCTGAGGCTGAGTCCGTCAGCAAAGCGTGGAAGGTCGGCTATTCCGAACGCCTGGGCGGTCGGGCTCGCATGGTTGGCGACAAGACGCCGCCGTCCGATTGGGGCCTCGAGGATTACGCCAGCCCGAAGACGCGGCAGAAGCAAACTCGCCGCCTCAAGGCCAAGATCGAAGCGGACACGCGGCGTAACCTTGGCGGCACGAAGTACGGCATGAAGGCCCCGGATCGCAGCATTAAAGGGGAGTGGAGCGCTGTGCAACGCATCCGGCGGGGCAACTTGCGCCGCATGGGTTCATACAGCCCATCCAAGTGACCTTCCTATGCGAGCCCATCCACAAGCGGGGCGAACAGGTCGAGACCATTGAGCAACTGGCGGAGAGCTTGGAGCCGGGCCTAGCCCGCCAAGTCCGTCAGATGCTTGATGACCATGCCGATGACGTTCCCCTCGACGCCTTGGAAGAGGCCTTGAGGGGAGGGGACAATGGGGCGGTGGTGGCCATCGTCGGCGAGATGCGGAAAGCCCGCATCCAAGCGGTGGTGGACACGCTCCAAAACGTCGCTTGGGCGGGGGGCCAGTTACAGGCAGGACGGCCCGTCCTGACCGGGGCGGAGTTCACTTTCAACCGGCTCAACCCAACCCTGACCCAATGGCTTGAGACCTACAGCTTAAACCTGATCCGAGAGATCGGGGAGGGGACGCGGACAAGCGTGCGGGGGGCTTTGCTGGAAGGGATGCGGTCGGGGGAAGGCCCCATCGCCACGGCCCGCCGGATCAAAGACGTGGTGGGGCTGACCCAAAGGCAGGCCCAAGCCGTGCAAAACTACCGGCGCGAGCTGGAGACGATGCACGAAAAGCTTTCTGCGAAAGCCTGGGGCCTTGGCCGCGAGATAGCCCGCCGCAACGGGCGGCAGGTGGACAGCGACACCGACGGGATCAACCGCTATCGCCTCCGAGACTTCCGATACGACGGGGTAACACAAAGGGCGCTGCAAACGGGCGTTCCTCTCAAGCCTGAGCAGATCAACCGCATGGTTGCGGCCTATGCCCGGAAGTATCGGAGGCATCGGGCCGAAAACATCGCAAGGACGGAAACCCTTCGCGCCGCGAACGCGGGGGCCAACGAGACCTGGCGACAAGCCATCGCCTCTGGCCAAGTGGACGGAAACCTTGTGCGCAAGCGCTGGATTATCGGGAAGGACGAGCGGGTGTGTCCCCGTTGCCGGCCGATCCCAAGCCTGAACCCGCCGAAGGGCATACGCATGGAGCAGGCGTTTAAGACGCCGAACGGGTCCGTGATGCTCCCTCCCGAACACCCGCAGTGCCGCTGTACCACCACCTACCGGCTCTATGAGCCGGAACAACTCCAACCCGGAGAGTAACAATGCGTTCCAAAATCCTAAAAGCCGCTGTGCAGGCCGCGCATGAAGCCGAGGCGGAAGCGATTGAAAAGCGCCTACCCACTCAAGGCAAGGGCCTTGTGGCGCGCTGGGGCGGAAACCGCAAGCTGATGCGGCGTGTTCGCGAGGCGGGCGAGGTGGAGGCCCTTGGACGCGCGCAGGGCTTGGGAAGGGCTCTTTTGCGCGGCGAGAACAAACAGGCCATGCGCGATGCAGCCCGGCCCATGATCTATGCGGCGTCTTCTGAAAAGCGGAAAAATCGCGTGTGGCAGCGCTACACACAAGACGCCGCCCGCTTCCGTTCCCCCAAAGGCTAATCCCCCAAAGGCTAAACCTTTCCCCGGAGAGTGATCCATGACCACGCCTCGCCTGCTTCGCCGCGTCCTCGCCAAGAGCGGCATCATCGCCCCGCCGGTTGTGCCCGCCGCGGTGCAAACCGTGACCACAGCCCCCATCACCGCCGCTGGAACGGGGGTGTCTGAGGACACCTACGCCGCCAAGGTGTGGGAAACCGTCTTCACCTTCGTCAACCACGTCATCACCATCACCGACGCGGACACGGCTGGCGCGCACGGCTCCACCAAGTTTGCGGACTTTGACGCAGGGCTGGTGCGCATCCTAGGCGGCTTGACGGACCTGAGCTTGACCGCCGCCGCCGGGATCGGCGCGACGGGGGCCATCGTCTGCGGCGTCGGCACGGCCACCGTGGGCACTGACAACGCCACCTTGGCCGGCACAGAGCAGAACATCATCCCGTCCACGTCGGTTTCCCTGACGGGCTCTGCCGGCACGCTGCGCGCTGAGACCACGGCGACCGAAGGGGCGGTGACGCTCGACGGCACCGGCACCGCCGCGGACCTGTTCCTCAACATGGCGGTGAGCGCGTCTGACGCCTCCGCCAACTCCACTGTGACGGTGAACGGCACCATCCGTCTGACCTGGGTGCAGCTGGGCGACAACTGATGCGCAACGCCATCCTCAAGGCCGCGATCGCCGCCGCTCACGCCCAAAGCGTTCCGGTGGCGAAAGCCCTCCCCAAGCCCCTCTATGTCTGCCGCTCTGTCCTGAATGGGATGGAGCTTCAACTTTGGGCGAAGGGGCAGGGGTTTCGCTCCATGCTTCCCCTCGACGATCTCCATGTAACGGTCTGCTACTCGAAAGCCCCGATCAACTGGCAACAGGTTGGGGACGATTGGGCGGATCGGCCGGATTGGGGCGGGGATATGGGCCTATCTCAAGCCCTTGGCCCCAGAACCCGGCAGGAGCCGTGGGAGCCCTCAGACCCGCCGGGATCGCTACGCATCCGAGATGGAGCCCGCACGGTGGAGCGCTTGGGGGATGAAGGCGCGGTGGTACTGAAGTTTGACGCCCCCGTGTTGGTCTCCCGCTGGATTCGGTTCCGGGAAGCCGGGGCCTCGTGGGATTACCCCGCCTATAGCCCGCATGTGACCATCACCTACAAAGCGGGGGATATGGACCTCTCCAAGGTGGAGCCGTTCACCGGCGACATCCTCCTTGGGCCTGAGGACTTCAAGCCCTTGGAAACAGACAAGGAATATGACGAAGAGGACGGGGACAAGGACTAATCCCCGAAGGTTATCCAAGCCCCATACTCCGGGGCCATGGAACACGTTGAGAAAATCCGCCTTCCGAAGCCGCCTAAGGCTCTTACCGACGCCGCCGAGCGGGGCGGCAACGCCATCCTGCGGGCGAGCAAAAAGCTCCCAAAAGTCCGATTAGGCAAGCCGCGCAACCCTTTCGCGGCGGGCACGTCGGCCACTCTCCGCCGCGCTTCGCAATCAGCCGCCACGATGCGCGCCGCAGCGGCAGGGTTGGCGGCGCTTCCAGGCGTTGGATGGGCAGGGGGCGCGCTTGGTGGGGCGCTGGGAGGCCCTAAAGGCGCGGCGGCCGGCTTCGCCGGAGGCGCGGCTGTGGACTATGCCGCGACCGCAGCCCTGGGCCTCATGGCGGGACGGCGGGCCAAGGCCGCAGGCTACCTCTCCCGCCGAAAAGAGCGGAAGGATGGGGTGTATAAGGCGCGTAAGAGCCTGCCCATCCCGTGGC